TAGGCCGCCGAGAAGGCCGCGTCATTGGCCACGGCCCAGATCGGCTTCACGGCGGCGGCCTCGCGCACGCGCCGGGCCAGATCGAAGCTGCCCGAGGCTTCGCCGCCGGGTGAATCCACGTCCAGCAGGATGCCGGCCACCCCCGGGTCGGCCAGCGCCGCCTCCAGCATGGCGGCGATCTCCTGGTAGCTCGTGAGCCCCGAGGCCGCTTCCAGACCGAGGGTGCGCTTGACCAGCGTGCCGTGGATCGGGATCACCGCGATGCCTGCGGCATCCGGGACGGCGGGGCGGGCGGTGGGCACTGCCGCCAGCGGCTCAGGGAGCGTCGTACTCGCCAGCTCCAGGCGTGGGCCCAGGACGGACAGGATCACGTCGAGCTTGGCGCGCTGGACGAGCAACGGCGTCCCGAAGATCCGGGAGGCGAGATGGGGCAGGAGCATGGTTGTCTGATACCCTGAGGGCTGACTACAATTGTGGTAACCGTTTCGAGGAGAGTGACATGAGCGTTTCCGTCCGCATCGACGACACCCTGGTCGAGCAGGCCCGCACGGCGGCCAAGGCCGAGTTCCGCACGGTGCAGGGGCAGATCGAGTTCTGGGCAAAGGTCGGCCGCGCCGCCCTGGACAACCCCGACCTGCCGGCGAGGTTCATCGCCGAGAGCCTGATCTCCCTGGCCGAGCCGCGCGAGGAGGCCACGCCCTTCGTGCCGCGTAGTCGCAAGTGAGCTGGGAGGTGCGGCAGACCCGCCGCTTCGCCCGCGCCTATAAGAAGCTCCACGACAACGTGGCCGCCGAGGTCGACGCCGCGGTCGAGGTCGTGGCCGCCGACCCGGATCTCGGCGAGCAGAAGAAGGGCGATCTCGCCGCGCTTCGGGTCTACAAGTTCCACTGTCAAAACCAGCTCTGGCTGCTCGGCTACACCCGCGATGACGGGGTGCGCCTGGTCTATCTCGAGGCGGTCGGCCCGCACGAGAACTTCTACCGCGACCTCAAGCGCTGATTACTCACTCCGACGACTCCGCGACCGCCGATTGGGGGGCCGGGCCCTTGTCGTGTCGCGGGTCGGAATCGAACACCAGGCCCATCCGATCGGCGCGCTCGGTGTCGGCGGCGATCTCCCGGTCGACCTCTTCGGCGTCGTAGCCGTAGGAGGCGATCGCCTCCGAGCGGCTCATCAGGCCCGCGCGGATGGCGAGCTTGAGGGCGTTGAACTCCTTCTGCGGGTCGACCCACTGCCAGCCCTGGGGGATCCACTTGGCGCCCTGGTACTCGCGCCGGCGCCGGCCGTAGCCGGGCAACGCGAGCGCCCCTTCGAGCACCGCCTGGTCCATCCAGGCCCGCCAGATCGGCCGGCACAGCTGATGGACGATGACGCCGTGCTGGATCGCCTCGCAGCGGCGGCGAAACTCCAGCAGTCCTGCGCGGATCGAGGAGTAGTTCACCTGGGTCAGGTCGCCGGTGAGCATCTCGTAGGTGATGCCCATCGCGGCGGCCACGGCGCGAAACTGCTGGCGCATGAACTCGGCGTAGGAGCTGCCGACATCGGCGGGCGCCGAGAACTTGATGTCCTCGCCGGGTTCCAGGATCTGCAGCGTACCGGGCTCCAGGCCCGCGAGCGCCACGCCCTGGGCGTCGGCCAGCCCCTCGCCCATCAGGTTGTCCTCGGGGGCGAGCCGGGTGATGAAGCCCGCGAACATGGCGGCGGTCTTCTTGCGCACCAGCTCGGCATCGTCGTACTGGTCGAGCTCGTTGAGCTTCACCAACGCCCGCGCGAGCCACGGCTCGCCGCGGATCTGCCCGGGGCGCAGCGGGCGAAACAGGTGGACCACCTCGTCGGCCGGCACCCGCACGGTGTCGATCCCGCCCGCGCCGGACATGGGCGCGAGGGCGCCGTCGTTCGGGTGGGCGCGGTAGAGGTGGTAGGCCACCCGCCGACCCAGCCGGTCGAACTCGATGCCGGCGCGAATGAGGTGTCCGTTGGGTAGATCCCGGTTCATGGTGAGCGGCAGGTGTTCGGCCTCCAGCACCTGCACCTGCAGCGCCACCGGCAGACCGTCCTCGGCACGGCGCCAGCGCAGCCGCACGATGGCCTCGCCGCCCTCGCACATCGCCCGGCAGGCGAGCGCCTGCAGACCATAGAAATCAGTCAGTCCGGCGGCATCGGCCTGCTCGCACCAATCCCGCCACAGGGTGTGGACCGCCTCGCGCAGGGTGGCGTCCGCAATCATCGACTGCGGCTTGATGCCGGTGCCGATGGCATTGGCCACGAAGGCCTCGACGCCGGCGGCGGCCCAGGCGTTGCGGCGCACCAGGTCGCGGCTCTTGGCCCGCAGACTCTCTTGCGTCGAGGCGAGGGCCGCCACTGCGCCGGGGTTCCCCACCGCCCAGGCCAGGGTCCGCCGACCCCGTCCCGCGCCATCGTAGATGGGCGTGGTGCCGAGCAGCCGGCGTTTGATACTGCCGATCCAGCCCACCGATCAGAATCCCTTGCCGGTGGTCACGCGGATCTGGCGCGGCGCGCGCGGATACAGGCCCGTGGCCACGGCGTCCTCGTGCATCGCGGTCTCGACCTCGGCGATGGCCGCCTTCAGTTCGTCGACGGTGCGGTACTCGACCGTCTTGTCGCCGAAGGTGACGCGCTTTTCGCCTTTGGCCAGAGCGTCGCGCAGGGCCTGCAATTGGGCCTCCGTGTAGCTGCTCATCGGTAGACCACCAGGTTGATCTCAGTGCTGTTGGCGAGCGAGCCGGCGGCCGAGACAAAGGCCATGTCGAGGGTTTGCACAGTCACGGACGGTTGGTCTTGAAAGGGTTCAGGTGAGCCAGCGGCTGCGGATCACGTGCCGGCCTGTTTTCGTGGTTCCAGAAGCACCAGGGCCACCGCGTGGGGTGGCCTCAGGAGCTCGTTCAATGCTTGTTTCGTTGTCGTCGGGTGGCGGTAGCCCGAGCTGGCGTTCGAGCTCACGCCAGTGGCGCTCCTCGAAGCGGTCGAGCCCCGCGGCGGCAGCCGCGGCGCGGGCGTAGACGTAGCAGTCGAGCGCCTCGTTGCGTTCGCGCAGCTTCTGCCACTCGCGCGCCAGATAGCCGTTGCGGTCGCGCCGGGTGACGAGCTGCTCGGCGCACAGCTGCTGCACGAACTCGGCGTCGATCCGGGGCAGATGGACGTAACCGGCCGGATAGACAGGCGTCACCCCGTCGTCGGCCACCTCCGCGCCCTTGCGCAGGTTGTTGTAGAGCTCCAGTTTGGCGATGCCGGTGGCCACCGCGAACACCTTGATGCCGCGGCGCAGCTTCTTGCCGCCTTGTGAGACATCGACTGCCGTGGGCGTACCGATCAGGGCTGCCCCGCGAGGGACGCCTTTGACCGCCATCACCCGCGCGTCGCGGCAGGCGCGCACGAAGGCGTAAGCCTCCTGGGTGGCAAAGCCGGTATCGAGGGCAAGGCGCGCGAGCGGCAGCTGCGCGCCGCACTCGTGCCTCCAGGTCTCGCCCAGCACTCCCGCCAGCGCCTTCCACACCGCATCGCGCGCCGTATCGCCCATCAGCACCCGGTGCTCGATGAGCCAGCACGCCTTGCCGCGGCCGAAGGCCCACACCGATACCTCGATGCGGTCCTTCTGCACATCGGCACCGGCGGTGAGCAGCAGGCCCCCCGCCGGGACACTGCCCGCTTGGTAACCCTCGCGCCGCTCCAGCAGCCGCTGCCAGTCGGGCGCTTCGCCTTCCTCGACCCAGGTCTCGCCCAGCTCGGTGTTCTTGAAGGTCTTGATGGCCGAGGCCGATTTGCTCTCCGACATCGCCGCCGATTCCCACGCCGCGGCGATGTCGCGCCAGGAGCGCCAGCCAAGCGGGCTGTAGAGGCTGGAGAGGTGAAAGCCAGCCGTCTTGCCGGCATTCTCCGGCGCGAGAGCCCGCCACTCTCCGTGCTCCAGCATCCAGCCTTTGTGGTGCTCGGGGATCGGCCGCTCGCAGGCCTCGCACACATAGGCGGCGGTCGCGGGCTGTCCGCGCTCCCAGCGCAGCTGCTCGAAACGCAGCCATTGGCGCGCACCGCAGTGCGGGCACGGCACGAAATAGCGACGCTGATCGGAGGCGGCGTACTCGCGCTCGATGCTGCTCGCCCCGGCGATGGTCGGGGTTGAGACGATGAGGAGCTTGCGTCGTGCGAAGGTGCGGGTGCGCGCCTCGGCCAGCGCGATCGCGTCGCCTTCGCCCTCGACATCCAGCGGGTAGCCGTCGACCTCGTCGAGAAAGAGGTAGCGCACCGGCATCGAGCGCAGGCCCACCGCCGAATTGGCGCCGGTCATCACCAGTACCCCGCCCTGGAACTCCTTGGTGAGGATGGTGTTGCCGGAGTCGCGGCTCCTCGCCGGCGCGATACGCTCGGCCACCGCGGGCGTCTCCTCGATCAGGGCGTCGATGCGCTGCTTCGAGGCACGCTTGGCCATCTCCACCGTGGGCCACACCGCCATCATCGGACCCGGCGCGTGGTGGATGACGTAACCGATCCAGTTGAGCCCCAGCTCGGTGCCCCCGACCTGTGCTCCCTTCATGAACACCACCCGCTCGATGGGCGAGGTCGGCGAGAGGCAATCCATGATCGCGCCCAGGTATGGGGTGCGGCTCGTGCGCCAGCGCCCGGGCTCAGCCGAAGCGCGGCTGCCGAGCACACGGTGGCGGTCGGCCCACTGCGACACCGTGAGCAGCGGATCGGGCGTGAGCCCCTCGCGCCAGGCCCGTTCGACTGTCTCGGAGCCGTCGTAGACAAAGCCGTCCATCACAAATTCGTCGGGAACGAATTTGGACGCGCGCCAGCGCGCCCGTCAGGGTGAAACACAGGGACGTGTTTCATCAGTCGATGCGGGGGCGCAGCTCGCCCAGCTCCTGCAGGTGCTCGCGCACGGCGGTCTCCAGGGCGACGTGCAGGTCGTGGGCATCCACGCCGAGGCGTGCGGCCAGTGTCGCCGACACCCGCGCCGGCCAGTTGAGCCAAGCATCGCGCTCGGCGCGGGCGAGGGTGAAGACGTGGGCGACGGCCTGCGAGCGGTCAACCAGCTCGCCCTTGAGGCGCGCCAGCCGCACCTTGTTGGTCTGGGCCTTGACCACCTCGTTGACGGTGCGCGCCTGCAGCAGCGAGGTGCCGCCGGCGGGCAGTCCCGTACCGAGGCTCGGGGCCGGCTCCTCCGGCACGCGCACCTTCGCGGCTTTGGCGCTCGTTCCCTCCTTGAGCGGCTCGGAGTTCCTTGCCCAGTCGCGGTCGGCCTTGTCCGGATCGATCGTGCCGTCCGCCTCGGGCGTGATGCGCCCGGCGCGAATGGCCTTGTGTACGGCGGTGTCCGACACCCCACGGTGGCGGGCGTAGGCGCGAATCGACAGTCCCATGGTCTCCATCAAGCATTGGCGCCGTCCTGCTCGAATTCCGCTTGGCTTCTCTCGGGAACAGCGCGTTCATGTCATCACCATCAGCGACACCCCGAGGAGAGGCACATGGACAAGCAAGCCGAGAAGGACATCGACCATCAGCTGCGCCAGATCGCGCTGAACCACCTGTTCATCGACACCCTGGAAACCCGCAACAGCGACCGGCTGGACTTCCACGAGGTCAGCGTCTGGGCCGTCAAGAGCGCCTTGATGGCCGCCTACCAGGCGGGCCGGCAGGCCGCGCGACAGGGCTGAGAAAGCAGCGGAAGGCGCTTGGCTTCTGCAGCAAACAGCGCCTTCATATCGCCACGATTGACGACCACGAAGGAGCATTGCCATGAAACTGACCGACACCCAAAGCTTCGTCCTATCTGCCGCCGCCGATCACCCGGAGTACCGCGTCGAGCAGTTCCCCGAGAACGTCAAGGGCGGCGCCCGCGCCAAGGTACTGGCGGGGCTGTCGGCCCGCGGCCTCATCCGCCAGGAGGGTGAGCACCCCGTCCTCAGCGACGAGGGATTTCGTGCCATCGGCCGGGAGCGCCCGGCCCCGGTAACGACCGATTTCGAGGCGGAAGTCGCCGCGGCCGAGACCGCCTGGGCCAAGCCGGAAACCAAGCCCCGCCGCACCCGGGAGGGCAGCAAGCAGTCGCGGATCATCGAGGCGCTGAACGCCCCCGGTGGGATCACCCTGGCCGGGCTCATCGCCCTCACCGGCTGGCAGGCACATAGCGTGCGCGGGGTGCTGGCCAATCTGAAGCGCGCCGGCGTGCCAGTCACCTCGACCAAGGAAGGCAACGAGCGGGTCTATCGCATCGCCTGAAGAAAGAGCGCGAACTCGCTTGGCTTCTCTCGGCCGCAGCGCCTTCATACAGGTGTCAACACAATCACCTGAGGGATCGCGATGAACGTCACCCAGCCGGTCAAGAAAGGCGACAAGGTGTCCTACCACATCAAGCGCCGCACCAGCGCGGCCGATGCCCCCGAATCCGGGATCCGCGACGGCTGGTGCAGCGTGCGCCGGGTGGGCACCGTCAAGGGTCGGCGTGACGGCAAGGTTGTCGTCCAGCATGCGGACCACACCACCGACCTGGTACACGAGGCCGATCTGTACCTCCTCGGTTAACAGGGGATCGAATGAGAGCCAAGCCGAGCTTGGCTTCTCAATCGAACAGCGCCTTACTACAGGTCAGGTGTCGCCACCCAATCCGAAGGAGCCCACGATGGACACCAACACGCTGATCCCCGCTACCCGGAACACCGAATGCGGCTTCTGGGGCACGATGACCAAGCAGGCCGAAGCGGCCTGGCCGATCGCGATGAGCGCGATCGCACAGGCCACCGGCGAGCCGCTCGAGTCGGTACGGGCCTTTCTCGACAGCCGCTATGGCCGCCACTTCGCAGACGACGTCTTGAACGAGATGCACGCCGGCCGCGCCCTGGCGGAGGCGATCCCCGCCGCCACCCGGCGCTGGATGAGCTGGACGATCGGGCGGCGCACCAGCCGCGACTACGGCATCCCGCACGGGCTGCCCTATCTCACCGGGTTCGTGGTCCAGACGGCGATCGATGCCGAGCTTGCCGCGTGAAGCGCGCCAGTCGCAAAGGTGCCGCCGCTCGGCTTGGCTTCGCAATCGAACAGCGCCTTACTACAGGTACAGCAGCAATCGACCGACGGAGCCCACGATGAACAACGCGATCCGCAACCACCGCAACTACGATGCAGACGACTACGCCTACCTGGCCGCGAAGGGCTGGAGCGACGCGGAGATCCTGGCGCGTTGGGACCAGGAGGCCGCCCGCGGTAACGGAGCCTGTCGCTGGCAGGGCGAGGTTGCCCGCGCCAAGCTTAAGGCGGTGAGGGATCGGCGCTGAGCGCCGCCTCGCCAAAGGTCGTCCCATCGGACTCGCGGGTGGCCACCTCGCCCGTCCATTCCTGCCAGCGGCGCACGATCACATCCACGTACTTGGGGTCGAGTTCGATCAGGCGCGCGGCGCGTCCCGCCTTCTCTGCGGCAATGAGTGTCGTGCCCGAGCCGCCGAAGGGGTCAAGCACGGTATCGCCCGGGCGGCTGGAGTTGCGGATCGCCCGTTCCACCAGTTCCACCGGCTTCATGGTCGGGTGCAGGTCGTTCTTGGCGGGCTTCTTGATCTGCCACACGTCGCCCTGGTCGCGGTCACCACACCAGTGGCGGTTCGCTCCCTCGGGCCACCCGTAGAGGATCGGCTCGTACTGACGCTGGTAGTCGGCGCGCCCGAGGGTGAAGGTGTTCTTGGCCCAGATGATGAAGGTCGACCAGTGGCCGCCCGCGGCGCGAAAGGCCGCCTGCAGGGTATCGAGCTCGCTCGATGACATCGCCACGTACACGGCGCCGCGACAGTGGGCGAGCAGCAGTGCCATCGCGTCGTAGAGAAAGTCGTAGAAGCCTTCGCCCAGCGCGTCGTTGAGGATGGGCCGGTGCTTGCCCCGCAGCTTGTCCTTGGCGCTGTTGGCGTAGTTCACGTTGTAGGGCGGATCGGTGAAGACCATGTCCACCTTCTCGCCGCCCGGCAGCAGCAGCGCGTAGGCCTCCGCCGTGGTGGCGTCGCCACAGACCAGGCGGTGACGGCCAAGCAGCCACACATCCCCCGTGTGGCAAACGGGCGTCTGCGGCGCCGCGGGCACCGCATCGTCGTCGCTGTTCCCTTCCTGCTCGGGCTCCTCGCCGGCGAGGAGCTCGGCCAGATCGTCCGCATCGAATCCGGTCAGGTCCAGATCGAAGTCATCGTCCTGCAAGGCCTCGAGTTCGATCCGCAGCAACTCCTCGTCCCAGGTCGCGTGCTCGGCCAGGCGGTTGTCGGCGATGACGAGGGCCCGCCGCTGCGTAGCGGTGAGGTGATCGAGCACCACGACCGGCACGGTCGCAAGCCCCAGCTTGCCGGCGGCGGCCAGGCGTCCGTGACCGGCGACCAGCACGCCGTCCGCGCCCACCAGGCAGGGATTGACGAATCCGAACTCGGCGATGGAGGCGGCGATCTGCGCGACTTGCTCTGCCGAGTGCTGACGGGCGTTGCGCGCGTAGGGCAGCAACCGCTCGGTGGGCCAGTGCTCGATGCGCTCGGCCAGCCAGTTCATGGCGCACATCCCTGTGCGCCACCCTGACGGGCGCCCTGCGGGCGTGCAAAACGACTCTCCTGTCGTTTTGTCATGCGATCGCCTCCGTAGGCTCGGCCAGCCGCTCGGCCGCCACCTCATCGAAGGTTTGGCCCGTTGCCGCGAGCGTCGGGACGATGTCCGGATGGTGCTGATGCCAGCGGCGCAGCGCCACGTCCACATACGCCGGCGCCAGTTCGATGGCGCGGGCGCGCCGGCCGCTCTCTTCGGCTGCCAGGATCAGGGTGCCTGAGCCGGAGAACGGCTCGAGCACGATCTCGTGTGGGTCGGTGTAGGCCTCGACGACGAACCTGGGCAGGCCGATCGGGAACACCGCTGGATGATCGATCCCCTCACCAATACGACCTCGCTGGCGCGTCACCGCGATGACCGAGTCCGGAATGCGAAACGCCTGCGTAGGCTGCCCGGCGTGGTTCCACTCGCCGACCGTCCCGTCCTTGCCGCGCATCGCGGTGGAAGATCCGTCCGCGCGCAGGTGCGTCTCGTGGCCGGCCCACTTGCACGGCACGGTCTTGTTGGGCTTGCGCGCCTCGCGGTTGAAGTGGAAGACGAACTCGTGGCGCGGCGCGAGCCGTCCGGCCCAGTCGCCGGGTACGGTCACCGCTTGGTCCCACACGTACCAGCCGAAGCGTCGCCAGCCTTGGGTGCGCATCCATTCGATCCAGCCGTTCCAATACGGTTGCCACTCGCCCTCGCGATGGACGAGCCCGAGGTTGACCAGGACCTGTGCGTCGGCGCGTAGTGCGAGGCTGGCGGCGCCGAACACGCCCTGCATGAGGGCGTCCCAGTCGGTGATGCCGCCGGTGGTGTAGTCGCGTTGGTTGGCGTAAGGCGGGCTGGTGAACAGCAGGTGCGCCCGCTCGCCGTCCATCAAATGCGCAATGGCCGCTCGATCGGCGCTGTCGGCGCAGATGAGCCGGTGCTCGCCCAGCAGCCATAGGTCGCCCGGGCGTGTCACCGCTACCACGGGCGGTGTCGTGTCGTCCGCATCCGCCTCGGTGGCCGCGTCCGGATCCGTGTCCGCGGGCGCGTCCTCGTCCTCGATGCGGTCGAGCAGCCGTTCGATCTCGGTCGCGTCGAAGCCGGTGAGATCCAGGTCGAAGCCGGCCTCGGCCAGCTCCGCGAGCTCCAGCGCCAGCATCTCCTCATCCCAACCGGCATCAAGCGCCAGGCGGTTGTCGGCGATCACGTAGGCCCGTTTCTGTGCGGGCGTGAGGTGGCCGAGCTCGATCACCGGCACCTGGGCGAGCCCCAGCTTGCGTGCCGCCGCGAGCCGCCCGTGCCCGGCGATCACGCCGTTGGTGCCGTCGACCAGGATCGGGTTGGTCCAGCCGAACTCGGCGATACTGGCCGCGACGCGGGCGATCTGGGCGTCGGAGTGCGTGCGCGGGTTGCGCGCGAACGGGACCAGTGCCTCGATCGGGCGGTACTCGATGTGGAGGGTGCCGGTGTCTTGCATGGCCCAAATGCAAACGGCCCGCACGCGAGCAAACGCGTCGAGCCGTCTGGAATCTCGGATTATGGAAAGGCCCGCGGTGACGGGCCGTCGATGGGGTGCAAACCTGCAAACCCCGCAAACCTCGGTTTGCGGTCGGACGCTAGAAAAGCGCCGCGCTCGCGCCCCCCGCATGGCTCGGTGCCCGGGAAGGACCCGTGGCAATCCGTGTTCGTGGGCGAAGTCCAGAAACGACGAAGGCCACCGGTGGTACGGTGGCCCTCAGACGCACTTCGCTCGCGAGATTAGCTGCAATCCTAACCAAAAACGCCGGAAATGTTGCGCCCGCTTTTTGCCGCTCACTTCGCAGCGACCCGAAGCGGTTTGCGTGGGCACGCACCGTCCGAAAATTACCCGCAGCGTCTATCGCGCCGCGATGCGGGGGACTCGTTCAGCTGCGCGACGATCGTCGCCAGGGCCGCCTCCCAGCGCCGCCACGCCGTGGTGCGGTCGCAGCCGAACCGGCAGCAGATCTTCTTCCACGGGTAGCGCTCGGCCCGCATCCAGACGAGGTGGCGTTGCTCCAGTTCCAGCCAGGAGACCCAGCGCATGGTCTCCAGCATGCGCTCGACGGCCGCCGGGTCGGGCGGAAAGCGGTAGGTCACCGTCTCGGCGCCGAGATTCTCCCAGGGCATCCGTTTGATCGCGGGCCAGGTGTTGAAATAGCCCTGGACGCGTACCGGTGGGAGCCGGTGTGCGGTGCTGGCTGCCTCGCGGAAGCGTTCCGCGACGCGCTCGGTCGTCCACTCAACCATGGCGCGGGCCTCCCGCACCGTAGAGGCGCTCGCCGATCTGTCGCACCAGTTCGCGTTCCGTCCAGTCGAGCCGATCGTCGTCCGGCGATACGACGAGGATGTGCTGGTCGCGCCAGCCACGTCGCTTCACCGCTTCCAGGTCCGTGACTTCGGGTTGCAGCTTGGCCAGCGGGCAGCGGTAACGCGAGTTCGGGATGTCCATGTCACACCTCCTGCGTCGCGATCGCCCAGCGCAAGATGGCTAGGGCATCGGCTTCGTTGTCGTCGGCCGGATCGAAGCCCCAGGCGCGGACGGCGGCGATCACCGCGTCCTTGCCGGCGTTGCCCTTGCCGGTGGCGTGTTTCTTGATCGTGCCGACCGGCACGCCCCGGTACGGAATCTGGTGGTGCTCACACCAGGCCGTGAGATGCGCCATGAAGCCGCCGTAGGCATGGGCGGCGTCGACCCCGACGTGGCGGCGGACCTCCTCGAAGTACACCGCATCGATGCCGTCCGCCGATTGCTTGATCTCGGTGAGCCAGCGTTTGAAGCGCAGATAGCGCATGCCGCCGCCCTCGAAGCGCTGCGGCTTGAAGGACTCCGAGCCGCTGGTGATGGAGCCGTCGCGCCCGAGCAGCGCCCAACCGGTCCGGGTGCCGAGGTCGAGGCTCAGGATCGCCGCGCCGGGTCCTCGGCCCCGACCGCCCAAGCTGAGCAGACCCCTTCGAGTCGGGGGAGAGGACACGACGTGGTCCTCTCCCCCCGAAGGGGGGAGGGAGTTTTCGCCAACTTGGAAATCTCCGAAAACCCAGCAACCACGCGGGTTTTCGGAAGTTGGCAAGTTGGCAGCGTTGCCAACCTGCCAATCTGCCGACAACTCCGTAACGCGTTGATCGGTATGGGATTCAAGTTGGCAGGCGTTTGCCAAACCGCCAACGTCTCTGAAAATCGGGGGGAAGTTGGCAGCGGTCTTGCCAACTTGGCTGTGCGTCTTCATGCGGGCTCCTGGGTATCGTCGAGGTCGTCTTGGTAAACCCACACCTCGGGGTTCTCGACCGGCAGCGCGGCCCCCGATTGCGGGCATTTGAAGTGGGTGGGCAGCACCGGCAGTTCGCGCAGCGACACTTCGCCCGTGGCTGGATCGGGCTCGCCTAGACCCAAGCGCAGCACCATCGCCTCGACGCAGAGGTAGCCGAACTTGGTGCGGGCGGGCGGCAGACCGTAGTCCGCGGCGTTGCGGAAGTACTTGATGTAGCCCTGGGTCGAGAGCGCGGAGAGGCGCTCGCGGATGGTGCGCTCGCCACCCAGCCCGGCCTTGCCCTCGAAGGATTCGGCGAACTGGTTGGCGGTGTAGCAGCGGCCCTGGGCCGCCTCGTCGAACAGGATCTGCAGGATCGCGTCGCGCTTGCGTCGCCGTTCGGCATCAAGGCGCTCGCCGTAGTCCCTCATCACCAGCCGCGCGTTGGCCTCGACCTCGCGCCACTCGCCCTGGATCTTGTCGACGTGCGTCGAGGGGATGGCGGCGCCGTTGCGCAGCTCGAAGAAGAGCTGGCGCGTGGTACGGGTTTCGTCCGGCCGAAACAGCAGCATGCCGGTGGTGTAGTAGCCGCGCAGGCTGCCGGCCCCGGCGAGGGCCTGAAACGGGTCTTCCTCGAACTGTTTCTTGCCGAGCTTCTTGGTGTGGTGGGCCAACACGATGCCCGCGTCCGGGTTCACCGCATCGCGCAGGCGCTCGACCCGCTGCGACAGGAAGAACAGCATGGCAGCGTTGTCGTTCTCGCCGCCGGCGTCCCCGCCGTCGAAGACGTTGCGGATGGGGTCGATGGCGATGATGTCCGGCAGCTCGTCGCCGAATGCCTGCTTGATCGCGGGGATGACCTGGGCCAAGCCGGCGTCGTCCAGGATCAGCCGCAGCTGCGGCGTGGCGACGAAGTTGACGCGCGCCGCACCGATGCGGCTGGGCGGGAGGCGGATCTCCTTCACGCGCTCGCGCAGGTAGTGGTACTGCACTTCGGCTTGCAGGTAGAACACCCGCAGCGCGCGCGGCGGCTTCATGGCGAGGAAGGCGGCGCCCGCCGCCATGTGCGTGAGCCACGCCAGCATAAAATCGCTCTTGCCGACCTTGGGCGCGCCACCGAACACCAGCAGTCCACCGGGCGTGAGCACACGCGGTGCGATGAGATCGGGCGGCAGCGGGGAGTCGTCGTCGAGCAATGCGCCCAGGGTGAAGGTCGGCAGTGCCCGCGCCGCAGCCTTGACGAGCCTGCGCTCGCCCTCACGAATGAAGGCGGCGCAGTCGAACCCTTCGGCCACGGCATCGGCCGCATCCCATTTGTCGGGTTTGTCGGTCGGCGGAACGAGAATGACGACTGACGTCGCGCCAGCCGTCACGCAGGCGCGGGCAGCGTTCTCCGCGTAGTCCCAGCCGGGGGCGTCACGATCCGGCCAGATGATCACGTGCTTGCCGGCGAGCGGCGACCAGTCGGTCTTGTCGACCGGTGCCCGCGCACCGTTCATTGCCGTGGTCGCCGTGATGCCGGCGTCGATCAGCGCCGAGGCGGCCTTCTCACCCTCGACCAGCACCACCTCGCGCGCCTTGGCGACCGCCGGCAGGTTGTAGAGCGGACGCGGATCGGGGGCGCGCCACATGCGGGCGCGCACGTCCCAGGGGCGGTACTCCTTGCCGGTGGGCGGGTCGTAGCGGTAGACGCAGGCGATGAGCCGACCGTCCGCCGTGAGGTAGTCCCACTTCGCGGTGTAGGGGCCGATTTCGTCGACAGGCGCGCTGCGAATGTTGGATCGGGGCTCGGGATGGCGAGTGGACGGCGCGATCCCGAGCCATTGACGGATTTCCTCCGCGATCCGGGGGAAGTCGTGCCGGGCGGAGAGTCCACGGGATCGCGCCCACAGATCGATGACGTCGCCGCCTTCGTCGGTCGCGAAATCCTTCCACAGCCCACGTCGTTCGCCGTCGAGCTCCACCACCAGGCTCTTGCCGCGATTGCCGTCGATGTCTCCGACATAGAACTTGTTCCCCCGGGTTCGGCCTTGCGGGAACAGGTAAAGCAGCACGGCCTCCAGGCGATCGAGTAGGCCTCGGCGCAGCGAATCGGTATCGGGAAGTGCCGTTCCCTGCTGTTCGGGTGCGTCGTTGTAGTCGAGCCAAATGACGTCTGCCATCAAGCCGACCTCCAACACCGGTCCTGCCAAGGGCACGACTTGCATTCGAAGTGGGTGGGCGTGGTGGCGTGCCGGGGCAGCAGCTCGCCGGCTTCGGTGGCGGTGATGACGCGCACGGCCCGATCCGACATGCGCTGCGCGAGCCCGCCATCGAACGGTACGAGTTCGAACCAGATCTCCTCGCTGTCCTTGTTGATGGCGGTGAACAGCGCGGGATTGCTCGCGATGCCCGGCACGGCGCCTTCCATGTAGGCCTGGTAGACGGCGATCTGCGCGGCATAGATCGGCTTGGCGCGCGCCACACCCTGCTTGACGGTTTCGCGCCAGGACTTGTCGTTCATCGTCTTGCACTCCCACAGCGCGGGATAAGCAAGCTCGATGTCGGCAGGGCCGGCGGCGAGAATGCCGTCGACGTGTCCTTGGATGCGGCCGCCGGCGACGGAAAAACCAAACTGCCCGCCGTCCGCCTTGCGTGTGTAGAGATCGAAGCCGGCCAGGCGCAGCCAGCGGATCGCCAGATCCTCCAGGACATGGCCGACCTCGAACACGCGCAGCACCCGGCCGGGCAGCTCGCGCCCGGGATCGGCCGGCGTCTGGGCGTACTCGTACTGCAGGGCGCGTTCGCAGGCGACGCCGAGGCGCGAAGCGCCAAGGTAACTGCGGGATACCTGTGCTGCCCGTTCGCGCGCCAGCGCTTCGTCGATGACAGCGTTGACGCGCTCGTGGAACCTGGGGCGGTGGTTGTAATCGAGCATTACCGCCTCCTCAAAACGGCACATCGTCGGGCGTGAGCTCCCGCAGGTTGTCGAAGTAGGCGGTGAGCACCACATCGACCAGTTGCAGGACCTCCTCACGGCTGTAAGTCGACAGCGGCCGGTCCATCCCGATGGCGGCGACGTACTCGCCGAGATGTGGCAGCACGGCCTCCATCGCGGCCTTCTCGTTATGGGTGGGATCGATCACGACGCCGCCTCCCGCCTTCAGTCGTTGCAGATGAATGTCCTGGCAGCGCATCGAGCAGAAGCGCTTGAACAGGGGCTTTCCGTCCGGCGCACGCGGGCCGTTCCTCGGCGACAGCCAGCAGAAGCCGCGCCCCTCTCGTCCACAGATCGCGCATATCACGCCGCCCTCCGGTGTTCGTCGTTGGCCGCCAGCACGAGGCGCTGGATCGACGACTTGTTGAACTGGAAGGCGAGCAGTGCCGAGGCCTGATAGCGCGTGAGTCCGAAGTCGGCGCGCAGGGCCGGCGGCAGGTAGCGCAGCTGCTTCTCGGAGGGCGGCTCGTTGAGCCAGCGGCGGGTCTTGTGGGCGGTGTCGAGGGACTCGTTCTCGTTGAGCCAGTCGTCCGCCTTGGCCATGCAGACGGTGCGATCGCCGACCGCCAGCAGACGGGGCTGCAGATCCTTGCCGCCACCGACCGCATGCCAGCGGCCGTTGAGGAAAAAGATGCCGCCCCAGGCACCGAAGCCGGTCGCCATCAAGGCGTCGTCGCAGCCGAAGAGGTCGCACCAGCGAAAGTTGGAGCGCTTGAGCAGATCGATCTCCGTCATGACGAAGTCGTCCAGCGCCT